AGAATAAGGGCTGAATTACCTAGATTAAATAGAGAAAAAGTAGACAAGGAAATGAAGTTATTATTACTTGATTTACAACTTATGAGAAATGATTTAAAATCTATCAGCAATAAGGAGAAAGATGAACAGTAGAGAATATCTAGATACTGCGGCAAAGATAGTAACTGGTCAACGTCAACATGACTATGGTGATAAGTATCAGAATCATAAGAACATTGCTAAGCTTTGGTCTTCCTATTTAGATTATGAAATATCAGCACATGATGTAGCGATATGTATGCTTCTAGTAAAGATAGCAAGAATTAAACATAGACCCACGAAGGATTGTTACATAGACATGGCGGGATATGCAGCAATTGCGGGTGAGATACAGGACAATGAAGATGACTCAGATACCATTATTTCAACCACCAAGTGAGTGGACTCCTCCGGAACGACTACCAGATTTATCAGACGCAAAACAAATTGCCATTGATTTAGAAACAAGAGATATAGGATTAAACACTGGCATAGGTCCAGGATGGGCTGTCAGCAAAGGTTATGTTATTGGTGTTGCTATAGCTGTTGAAGGTTGGTGTGGTTACTTTCCTATTCGCCATGAAGGTGGAGGTAACTTAGATGAAAAAGTTTTTACAAGACAACTTAAAAAAATTCTAGAACTTCCATGTGATAAGATATTTCACAATGCTATCTATGATGTAGGGTGGCTACATCAAATGGGATTGAAAGTACATGGTCGTATTATTGACACAATGATAGCAGGTCCTATTGTAAATGAGAATAGTCCCATGCGTTTTTCTTTAGATGAGTTAGGAAAAAAATATGCAGGAGAAAAAAAATCTCAATCAGCTTTATACGAGGCGGCAAAGAGTTGGGGTGTTAATGCAAAGACAGAGATGTGGAAGTTACCGCCTATGTATGTCGGCCCATATGCTGAGCAAGATGCAGCTTTAACTTTAAAGTTATGGGATATTTTAAAGAGAGAAATAATTAGACAAGACTTATTAGATGTGTTCAAGTTAGAGACGGATTTATTTCCTGTTTTATTTGAAATGAAAAAGAAGGGAGTGAAAGTAGATGTTGATCACGCAGAGAGAACAAAGAAAACTTTATTTGCTACAGAGAAAAAGATACTTAAAAAAATCCATGAGAGTACAAATGTCCACGTTGATGTTTGGACTCCGACATCTGTCGCTAAGGCGTTTGATGCAGCGGGAATATCTTATGAGAGAACTGCGAAGTCTGGCCAGCCTAAATTTGACAAAGACTTTTTGTCAAATCATAGCAATCCTATTGCAAGGATGGTGGTGGAGGCTCGTGAAATTAATAAGGCAAGAACCACGTTCATTGACAGTATCCTCAAGCACGAGAACGGAGGGAGGATTTTCGCTGAAATCAATCAAATGAGAAATGAGCAGGGAGGCACAATCTCTGGTAGGTTAAGTATGCAGAACCCAAATTTGCAACAAATCCCTGCTCGTAACAAAGACATAGGTCCACTCATTAGAAGATTATTTATTCCTGAAGAAGGACAAAAGTGGGGATGCTTTGACTATAGTCAACAAGAACCTAGACTGTTAGTGCACTATGCATCTATTACAAATTTAGAAGGAGCAGATCATTTAGTTGAGGGATACAATTCAGGCAACATAGACTTCCATCAAACAGTAGCAGACATGGCAGGCATTGAACGTAAGCAAGCTAAGACAATTAATCTTGGTATGATGTACGGTATGGGTAAAGCTAAACTTGCTAATGAGTTAAGTCTCACTGAGTTTGAGGCGGAGGAACTGTTTTCTAAATATCACACCAACGTTCCTTTTGTTAAACAGTTAACAAAGAACGCTATGAAAAGAGCGAGTGACATAGGATTTATTAGAACCATTAAAGGACGTAAATGTCGTTTTGATTTATGGGAACCTTTAGAGTTTGGCGCCGGCTTTCCTCTTCCTAAAGAAGAAGCGGAGCGTAAGTACGGTGGGTTCACTAGAATAAAAAGAGGATGGACATACAAAGCATTGAATAGATTGATACAAGGATCAGCGGCAGATCAAACTAAACAAGCTATGGTTACATTGTATCAAGAAGGTTTCTTACCTTTGATTCAAGTACATGATGAATTAGATTTATCTTTTGAATCGCCTGAACAGGCTAGTAAAATTAAAGAGATAATGGAACACTGTATTGAATTAAAAGTGCCAAGTGTAATTGATTTAGAAGAAGGTCCCTCCTGGGGCGAGGCTAAGTGATTGTCGATAAGACTTGTACTCGGTGTAATAAAACAAAACTCTTAGAAGAGTTTGATAGAAAAAAAGAAAACAAAAGAGATGGTCGGAAAGCTTGGTGTAAGATTTGTTCAAGTAAACATAGTAAACAAGTATGGATTAATGGAAAAGGGGACAGAGATAAAGCTGCAATAAGTGCGAGTCCTACAAAGTTTTTTAATCACTGGTTAAAGGATGTACAAAGACCTAGAAACATATGGAGGCACCCTGTTGATCCTAATTTAACAGTCCCTGTACTATTGGATTTGTTTAAAAAACAAAATTATAAATGTGCAAAAACAGGAGTTAAACTTACTCATTTAAAAGGACAAGGAAAAGTAGACACTAATATATCTGTTGATAGGATGGATAGCGCTATTAAACTCTACACTTTAAGTAATATTCAGCTCGTTTGCTATCGATATAATATAATGAAGGGAGATATGAATGAAAAAGAACTTGCTAATTGGTGTAAAATTATTTTAAAATACAACAATGACTAAAGTATTTATATTAGTGGTAAGTTTATGGGGCTACAATGGTAACACTTGGGTGTATACAGGTAATCAAATGGTGCTCAAAGAACCAATGCCCAAGGAACAATGTGAAATAATTGCTAGTAACTGGCAGAAGTTTGAGATGAATAAGTATTTTCGTTTTTCTATTGAGTGTATAGAAGATATTAGAAAAAATACTTAATCTAATTTTTTATTTATTTGTTTAAGCTGTTCTTCTATGACAGCAAGCCGTGCATCAATACGCAGCATATCAAAGTCTTTTATTTGTGATTCAAGAGCCGTGACCCGTGATGAAAGCATCCCGTTAGTGAAGGCTATGCCGCCTACTATGCAGGCTACCCATATCCAATCACGCATCGTTAACATTATGCACCAAAGGGTAAGTTAAAATTTATACCAGCACTGTTTGGTCCTATGCCAAACTGAAACTTACCTGGACCGGCATCTAAATTATATTGTAATTGATTATCTTGAACATCAAAACCTTGATTATCTTTAAAAGAATTAATGATATCTTGAACATCATTCGCATTGTAATTTAATAAGTCTTCAAAATTTAATAATGAACTTGCGTTCATTAACTCAGGATTAGTTATGCCCATATTAAGTGCAGGGAAATTTGGATTCTCTGCATTGTATGCAGCTATAGCATCAGCCTCATTATTAAATCCCGTTGCAGCTGTACCCGGTCCAGAAATATCTGCCATGCTTGGACCTTTTAAAGCGTCTGCATCTGCTTGATCCATACTACTCATTCGTGTTCCCATATCCGTCGGCGCTTTATCTTGATTAAAAATACCACCTAATTTTTCATTTACATTACTCATAAGGTTAGGAAGAATACCAAGAATACCTCCTCCTTTTATATAATCACCAACACCTTCTGCAACTTTAACCAAAGGATTAGGAAAAGCTTTTTTAAATGCCTGCTTCCCACCAGGAGAATTTTTTATATCTTCCATAGCTACTTGATAGTTGCTACGTCCATCGTCGTATTGATTTATAATAGCTTGAGCAGCAGAATTATAAGAGCCATCTTCTCTTCTGTTTCTCTCTAAAAAATCTGAAAATTTTGAGTTGACTTGAACAGGAGCTCTATCTTGTAATAGGTCACGGTTCTCCACCATCCCTGAAATTTGTTCAGATGCTTGATTAACTTGCGCTTTTGTAGCCGGTTCTTTTTTACTACCGCCGCTAAATAAATCTTTCCAAAATCCCATATACTATCCTTTTAATCTTCTATACTAAAGGAATCAACACTAAAGTCTAGCCCTTCGTCTTGTCCAAATGTAGATTCAACGCCTAATGCTTCGTAAACCTTGTCCCGTGAGCCGCCAACGTTGGCTGATAAAAGGGGAATAGTCTTCACTAGTTCTCTTATAATTTTTTTCTTATCGTCTTTTGTTAAGACATCAGCTATCCCTTCCAGGTAACTAACAAGTCTTGTAACAATAGGACCCATCAATGCTTCGACTGGTCCTGATCCATACTGCTCTGCTCGTGCTGCATCTAATAAAAACTGTGCTGGCCCATAAAATCCCGTTCTTTCAATCGCTCTTAAAATAGCTTCAAAATCTGTTTCATCTTTATATCGTGGGTTACCTTTTGGTCCAAACTTAGCCACTTCTCTTAGTTCATTACCAAGCATCGCTGCTACTACCATCACTGATCCAACAGCTGCATACTTAGCGCCGTTTGCTACGCCATTATAAAAACCTTGCTGAAACATTTCTTTGTACCAACGTTTAAGAACAGTGTTTGAGAATGCTACTTGGAAACCTTTTAACTGTGCAAAGATAGCAAGCTTTGGATCGGACATCCACATAGGTCTTGTCGTTGCACGTGGGTTCATAACAACTTCATTGACATATCTAACACCAGCTAGTCTTACCTGGTTTTGATAGAAGTCTGTATCTTTGTAAGCATAATCATTTGTTTCAGGATCTATTCTTTTTTTTCTATACATATCCGATCTAACAAAATCTACAGCGTCCTGGGGATTAACACCTAGTTCTCGTAGTTGTTCTTGATATAACTTAAAACGACCTGTGTTAGGTAATTGATCTACACTTGTTAATCTTTTTCTCTCCATGTTATCAGATAAAAAACCTGCATTACTAAACACCATGTTGCGACCTGATGCATTCGCTAACATTCTATTCCATCTAGTAAACTGAGAAAGAAAGTTAAATCTAAAAAACTTTTCTGTAAATTTATTTGTATCTTGTCCACCACCAAAAGCATCTGCTTGTCTTTCAATAACAGCTGCCTCTAATCCTAGACCTATATCAGCAACAGCTCTATCAAATTCATCTCGTGGGAAACGTGGGAACACGCTACGTACAATACCTTTCATACCACTTACTAAACTTTTTGCTATAATTGCAGGTCCTGTTCCGCCTCTTGAAAGAACTAAGAAAGGCTCGCTCAAAGAAGAGATTGTAGCAAATGGTAATGTTAAAACATAACCGTAACTAATTAAACCTGCGTTTAGTTTACGTAAAAAATTATTTTCAATCGGCTTGTATTGTTTCTGTAAAGCTTGACCAATATTAACCATTCGTTCTTTTTCTTTTTTTGTTAAAGGTAATCCTTTTGCATTGGCTTCTTCTTCTATCTTAGCAAACATGACATCTCTTAATTCATTTTCTTTACCAAATCTTTTTCCATACTCTACCCTTCTGATTACACCGTCACGGTATTTTTGAAACACATCAATAACATTTGTGTTTGTAAAAGGAGCTAGTTCTTCTGCCGTTAAATTTTTTAATGTACGTGGTTCTTCAATTGATCCTGCTTTTCTTGTAGGCATATCAGCAGTAGAAAGATTAATAATACCTTTATCATCTATTACTTCCTGTATTGTTTTATCTGGATCTTTAAATCCTTTTGACGCTAGAAGTTCTTTAAACTCTCTTCTATAACGACTATCATTCTGAAGTTTTTTATGTTGAAGAATAATAGGAAAATAGTTTTTAATAAATCCTGGAGTGAAGCCAACATTCTTTGAACCTTTATAAGACATACCATCTATAAACTCTGCTTCGGTTGTGTATTTATATAGCCCATCAAAATCTTTTCTCATTAGTTCTGCACCTTTTCTTACACGTGGTGAAACATTTGCATTAGGATCATTCAAAGCTAAATATAATTCTCTGTTTGTTTTGGGACTAATTCTAGCCATGATGCCAGGCACACGAAATCCTCTTGATATTATGTC